CAAAGATGAGGTTCATCATCATGGCATCACCCGTGCCAATGACGGTAAAGGGAATCGACTTCACACCCACGTCGTCAGGCTGAGGCATTAGAGCTTTCTGAGCCAGCTTCTCATCATAGTTTGAGGAGGTCAGCAGATTGGACAAACGCTTTTCAAAGCCACCGATGGCCAGAGTCTGTTCGTCCGATACAAAGATCGGAGACATCTGCATCAGTTCCTTCTCAAGAGCACGGAAGTATTTCTGGGGGATCTGAGCCAGTTTCGGAGCACCATCTTTGGTACGCTCAATAATACGATCATCCGCCAGATCTTCACCGAGTTTAGCAACTTTCTTCTCGTACATGGCCTGAAGATACTTCGACTGAAGGTTCGTCGAGAGAACCATCAAGTCATTGAGATCATTGATTTTCGAACCAATGGTTTCCTTGGTCGCTTCCGTCAGGACGTTACCGATGGAATACTGAATGGCAGTCCGGAATTTCTCCACTTGATCCGGATAAGCCACAAAGCTCTTGTTCGAGGTATCATTCACATTGATACCCAGAGCATTCATGTCCTTGGTGAAACCCGGATAGAAGTAGTCATCCATCTTCACGTTCTCAGGCTTCACTTCCAGTTGCTTGTAGAACTCCAGCAGCATGTCATCTGCAACACCAACAGCCACACCTTTGACACCCGAACCATAGTTCACCTTGGTCATCGGGTTCTTGGCGGTGTTACGGCTCATGTTCCCTGTTTCCGGATCGAAGTTTCCGATCACGGCAGCCAGACGGATTGCAGCTTTCTTCTGTTCCTTCTGCCAGTCACGCTGAGAATTGGAGCCTTGAGCCAGCTTGAGCATCTGATCACCCAGACGAGCGACAGTCTCATACATATCCAGAGCACCAACCTGTGCGAAGTATTTGTTCACAGTCTGGTTCTTCTTGCCGGGGAAGAAACCAACACGCTGGAAGTTCCAGTAATCCTCATCAGTCAGTTCACCCTGACCGAAGTTGATCATCATGTTGGCCACACCGTTGGTCAGACCATCCAGTTCGAAAGACAGCGAGGTACGGAAGGTGGAGTCACCATTCTCCACTGCGATCTCCAACTGAGCCACAGCAAGAACAGCTTTCAACTGTTGCGGTTCTACAACACCAAGAGCCTGTTTCAGAGCATCCTGATCCATAGTTCCAGATTGGATCAGCGATTTGATCTGCTTCACCGCATCACCATACTTCGCGTAGAAAGCCTCCGGGGCATTCTTCACGATGTCAGCATGAGAGAGTTTCTCAGCCTTGTTGATGCCCTTGATGTCAGAAGCCTGACCCACAGCCAGCCAGAAGTTATTCAGGTTACTGACGCTCACAGTGCTCCACGTCGGAGTGATCAGAGAACGCATCAGTTTGTTCGACTGGGGGTTCGGTCCCTGATACTGGTGACGACCCACCTTCGTGATCCCCACAGGGAAGTACACAGGGGTGTCAGCAGTCAGAGAGTCATTCCCACCCAGAGCGATGATCTCGTCGATGTCAGCAAGAATCGAGGCATTCTTACCCCGGACACTGCGACGAAGCACAGGGTTCTGGATCTCTTCCACATCGAAGCGATAACCAAGGATCTCCTGAAGAACACCTTCCCCAAGATTGGCGATGATCGTAGCCATACCCTCGTCCAGATAGTTCGGGGTATCCTGCATCTTTTGAAGAGCACGACGTTCCAGACCAGAGAGTTGAACACTCGAACGGTTCTGGCGAGAAGCCACAGAAGGGATCTTCGTACCGATGGAATAGATCGGACGAGTTTCATTGAACATGACTTCCTTGGCAGTGAGTTTCATCCCACTTTCGTTGGCAGCCAGAACCTTCTGACGAACAGCTTTCATCTCATCACTGTTGACCAAAATGGTTTCGGTTTTCACCTTCCGGTCATCACGTTTGATCGTGAGAGGTTCGACAGTCAGGTAATTCGTGTTCGGATCATTGCTGAGGACAGTGAAGATCTCCTTGGCAAAGCCTTGAGCGATGCCATGGATTGCATCAGTCTGAGCCTCATTGTCAGCAGTCACGTCCCACATACGCAGGATGTCAGATGCCAGACCGTCAGCAGCATTTGCCGGGGGAACACCCAACATGACAGACATATGGTCTTCATCGTTGATGTCGTGGATCGACAGACCCAGTTTCTCCAGAGTGTCATCCAGCTTCCGAGGATCCGAACCTTTGTTCGTGATCAACCAGTCAGCTACTGCGACAGCAGCCAGATCCACCATATCATCATCATACCGGCCAGTCTCAGGATCGACCAGCAGACCAGCTTTGAAGCGACGGAAGATAGTACGACCATCCTTGATGTGATCGAGGATAGACTTCTTCACCTTGTTATCAGTGGTTTTCTCCTGAAGGCGAGCATTCAAAAGGTTGCGAAGAAGCGGTGCCAGAGTCTTTACGAACTCCAGAGTTTCGGTGTTCATAGCACCGCTTTCCTGCATTTTTGTCAAAAACTCACCCAAGTTTTTCGGATGACCTTCAGTGTTCTTCTCCTTGAAAACCTTGGAGAATTCCGGATTTACTTTCCGGGTTCGACCTTCTTCAACGGCTCCGCTTCCTGCTCCTTCGGCGGGGCTTTCGTTGGTGCTGGTTTGCTCATCATCAGTGGTAACTCCAGTTGTCTCGGATCGTGTTCGAGGTCCATATACTTCCTCCATCAGTGCAAGGATTGCAGGGGAATTCTCCAAGATGGACCCGTCCTTGGAGAAGTAGAATTCGCTCATGACCGCAAACAGTTCTGCACGATGAGACACAGGGTCATCACCTTTGTAGCTGTTGTCGTAGTCCATACGGTCTTTCACCCACGGAGAATGTGCTTCAAGGAAGAGGGCTTCCTGATAGATAGCACCACCGGGTTGGAAGGTTGTTTGTGCAGAAATGAAGGTGGGATGATTCGAGAAGTCCACGACGTGTGCCATCTCATGCAGCACTACAGCCTTTCCGAGTTTCGTCAGCTTCCCATCCTTCATCAGAGCATCAGAGATATAGATCTCACGGGTTTTCCCATCGTCAGAGACGTGAGCATATCCCGGACCCAGTGCCTTGTTGGCAGGGTACACGATCACACGGTGAAGACGTTTGGCAACATTCTCCCCGAAGTATTCAGTGATCAGATCTTTCGAAGCCTTGACCAGATCATTGGACTTCTCATTCACACGGGTACGATCAGCCTCAGACCATGCTTCCGGATTGTTCATCCATCCACGAATTTCTTCTTCCGTGGAGTCATCAGTGATCTGCTCCTCGGACGCTATTTCCTCAGTCGTCACAGTCTCGTCCGTCGCGTTCGCTCCGGTCTCGTCTGCTCCTCCCTCGGAATTACCCTCCTCGTCGATAGTCTGCGAGGCAGCTTCCACAGCAGTGTCTTGTTGCTGCTCGTCGGAAACTGCCGTTTCCTCCTCGACAGCCGCTGGGGAAATAAACTCTTCCTGTGTTTGTTGGTTCTGCTCCTCAGACACCGCCTGCGGCGTGTCTTCGTCGATAGCCGTTGGGGTTTGATCTCCCTCACGTTTGAGGACCGGAACCACGACATCAGGCATACCTTGGAAGAGTTCAGGGAACTCCTGTTTGAATGCGTTCAGAGCTTCGACAGTAGCAATGGTGTCAGCCTCAACCTGTTGAGCCAATGCAACACTGTTCGGATCCCCACGGTGATAAGCCAAGGGGCTGAAATAGTTCTGAGGATCGTTGGCGTCATACCATTTGGTCCCGTTGGCCAAACCACGGAACTTCACACCACGACCAACAAGTTTCCCAGTCTTCTGAGAGATATAGTTGGAGTCGAAGGATTCATTCAGAGCATTCACACGGTTAACCATGTGTTGTGCGAAGTTATTGAATTGCTCGGCCACAGCCTGAACTTTGGACGGACGACCTTGCTTGTCCACCACAGTCCCATCAGGAGACTGGATCCCCTTGATCAGATCAGCAGCGAAGTCATTGACCGAACGAAGATCTTTCCCATTTCGATCAGTCCAACCGTCTGCAAGAATCGACCGGGTAGTGTCCTTGATCGACTTTGCTTTTCCGGCTTTCTCGCCGTTCTGGGTCAAAGCGATCTGTTCGCCACGAGAAATCTCGACCTGTGCTTCAGCGTTCCGGTTCACAGAACCAGAAACAGCAGATGCCACTTTCAGAATCTTGTTCTTGAGCGGAGTGATGTTCTCCCCTGATTCTTCAAGGATCTTGTTCACCCGCTCGGGGTTCACGTTCGCAGGATTGGACGAAGCTACATTTACAGTGGTTTCGACCTCCTGCGGCGTGACTTCCCCGGTAGGAGTCTCTTTGTTGAGATCCAGTTTTGTCGCCTCAGCCTCCACCTTTTCGACAAATTTCGAAGAGAGGAGTCCAGCAACTTGCCGTTTGGCACGAGGGGACAGAGATCCTGCCACTTGACGAAGACGTTGGATCTGAGCATTTGCATACTGAGTATCTTCAGCAGTCGGACGGAAACCTTTCTCAGCAGCTTTTGCAGAGATTGCAGCCACGGTTTCAAAAACATTCCCACCTTCAAGACCTGCATACGATCCACTGGTCGTTTCAGGGGCCACAGATGCCACAACTTCATCAGAATAGCTCCCGGAAGCCATGTCATCAGAAACAGTCTGACTGACATCCAGAGCCTCCTGAGAGACCTTCTGTGCGATCTTCGCATCTTTGGTTTTCACGGTGTCCACAGCTTTGGCAACCACTTCCGATTGCGAAACAGTAGATGCAACCGAAACAGCTTGCTCTTTGGCTTTGACAGCCAAATCACTTGCCACAGCAGCAGCACGAGCAGCAGGGGCTTCACGTCCAAAGATCTCCTGACGAAGAGGATCATTGTAGGTGACATCATTGAACAGAGCATCGGCAGCAGCACGTCCAGTATTCACACCAGCCCGTACAGTTCCTACAGCGGCAGCAGGAGTGGCAGAGACACCAGCCATACCGAGACCACCCAACATACCCAGAGCAGCCTGCTCACCGGCTCCTTCCAGTGCTGCACGGCCAATCTGAGCGAACTGCTCCACAGCGATGTTCTGGTTCACAGCACCAGAGAATTCCTGACCAGCTTCCTCCAGACCTTCACCAGCGATCTGAAGCATACCTTTGGCAATGCCAGAGTCAGCGAAAGCACCCAGAGGCATACGCTCGAAGCGAGAGGTGATGAAACCAAGAGCAAGAGCAGGAGCCATCTGACGAACAGCAGCAGTTTCAGCAGTCATACCAGCCAGTTGAACCTTGGCCTCTTCAGGAGAAAGACCTTCAGCCACCAGCCCTTGCATGACAGAAGACGATTGCAGCAGTTGATTGGTATCCAGACCCATCACATCAGATGCAGCCTGTGCATAGACGCTGGAGACTTCGGACACACCTGCACCAGCAGACGTACCAACAGCCAGAGCAACTCGTTGGGTCAGAGCATTCTTGACCAGAGCCTGAGAAGCACCCTTGGCGATCAGACCACCTGCACCAGCGAGAGGTGCAGAAGAAGCCAAAGAACCAACACCATCAGCAATGATGTTCCCTGCAAGCATAGGGTCAGAAGCATTTCGTTCGAGAGCATTGATAGCATCCCGACCTTGTTGACGAAGACCAGCCCAGAAAGGATCAGCACCTTCTTGGATTTCACGAGTTGCCTGATTGGCCGAGTCTTCTTTGTCCAGTTCAGAGGCGATACCTTCGAATCGTTGACGCTCTTTCAGTTGGTCAGACAGAGTAACCTGTTGCATAATTGCAACAACTTGATTGTGGGCATCCAGATATTTGGCAGCCTGTCCTGCACCAGTCGTGTTCGGATCTCCATCCAGAGCACCTTCAGCATAGCCATAGGCGAGGTTGGAGAGAGTGCCGATCCCACGATAGACCGAGTTTCCAAAAGCGAATGCAGTGTCAGAGATTGCCTCACCAATGGTACGGGAAGCCTCATCCGATTCAGTGAGTCGATTCCGTCCGTCGATCAGACGGTTACGGTTCAGAGCAACACGATCTCCATACTTCGCACGAAGCTGGAGTTGGGTCATGTTTGCCAGATCTTGTTGAAGCTCTTGGTCGGCTCGATCATTTCCCCTGTCTTGGGCAACAGCCGTCACGTCTTGGAACGTGGAGTCCCGAAGAGCATTTGCGATTTCGTCTTCGGCAGACAGTGAGGGACGAGCGGTATCGACCATGTGGGTAATCCTAGCGATGTGGTTACACCGCTAGGTATTTTCATAAAGCCCGATTGTTTTCAAGTCTTAGTTGGAATTCCGGGGCTGGGCTTTCGACAGTTCCTGTTCAGCCGCAGACATTTGCTGACGACCAGCATCAATCTGAGCCTGAATGGCTGCACGTTGTGCAGATCCTTCCGGATACTGAGACAATTGAGCACGAAGCAGTTGTTCGTTGGTACGAAGAGTTTCCAGACGATTCTGGAGAACACCTACATTCCGACGAGCCTCTTTGTAATCACGCTCATCATTCTGACCGATGGACTTGATGATTGCATCCACCTTATCTGCATCAAAACGGTTGGCCAGAGTGTTTTTACCCCACGGATCATCCTCGTAGGCACGAGCCATTGCAGCAGCAGCCACTTCCTCAGAGACTTGGTTCCGAGTGGCTACACGAGCAACCATCCGATCCAGATCAGCTTGGTTGAAACCTTCTTCGGTATTCCCGAACCAAGATGTCGGGTTTTCCCGGTTTCCAGCATCCAGACCAACAGCAGCAGCCAGTTTCTGACCAGCAGATTGGTTTGCATCAGGAGCCAAACGATCAGCTTGAGCGAACAGAGAAGTCTGAGGATTGGCATCCAGAGCACGAGATGCAGCTTCCACAGCACCAACAGTTGCAGCCACAGTCGTGGGATCTTCCGCAGTTGCAGGACGCAGACGAGTAGGATCATCAGCGATGATACTCCGAAGATTCTGATACCGTTGTTCGTTCTCAGTCGCAGTGAAGTTCTGATCTTCCATCACAGCACGACGAAGCTGTTCAGGAGTATTGATCTCCGGATTATCCAGAAGTGCTTGGTTTGCAGCAGCAATCTGTTCTTCCACGATTTTGGCATCAGCACGATCACGTTCAGCCTGACCAGCAGCTTCTGCACTCCGAATAGGATCCGAAGCAGCACGGATGTCAGCAGGAGAGAACAGACCAGAGTCGATCATTGCTTGCTGATAGGCCACACGACTTGTCGCAGCAGGAGCAATATCAGCACCACGAGCACCCCATGCAGGGTTGGAAATATACGGATTGTAGTAGTGAGTGGCCCCACCAGTTTGGTCCTGATAGTTCCCCGACAGAATGGCGTCAGCAGCAGCCAATGCTTGAGCATTGGGCTGGAAGTTCATGTTCTGACCTTGCTCACCACCAGCATAACCAGTCTCACTGTTCCATGCAGAGAACTGACCCGGTTTCATGATAACCCCGTCGATACCCGTACCATATTTGCCAGAGGCAGCACGGTTACGAATGACAGAGCCAACAGCGATCATCCCATCTACGCCTTGGTTCCCAGCTTCTGCTTGCAGAGTCCGAGCCAAACGAAGACGAGTATCTTCAGAAACATTCAGAGCACCAGTGTTCCCATTGATCGGACCTTGACCAGCATCAGCATTCCCAAAGACATGGGAACCAATGCGAGAGAACTGACCAGTCCGAACTTCACCCGGACCAGAACCAGCAGCACGAGCGATCTCTTCTGCCTGAGTTCCAAGACCAGCATTGGCACGAAGCCACTGTTGACGAGCTTGCTGATCGTTCCACTCAGAAGCAGTACGACCTTCAGCAGCATTGAGACGGCTGTTGGCATCAGAAGCGAACTGAAGACGACCATCACGATCTCGAACGATGGAACGATCATTGGTATATCCGATGATCGTGTTACGACCACCAGTAACCAAACCAAGGACATCATCAGAGACTTGACGGCCATTCAGACCACCATTGGCCAGCCACTTATCGAGACCAGCTTCATCCTTGATGGCTGCAAGTTCTTGACGAACCTCAGCATCATTTTTGCCTTCGATCCCAGCCTGATAACGGCCAAGGATCCCAGACGCTGCATCAGCAGCGTTGTTGAAAGCATCATTGGCCTGACCGATAAGCGGAGCCACATTGGGCTGCGCTTGGCTCAGTTCTCGCCATACAAGTCGTGCATCAGCCATTGGCGTATTCCTTTACAGTGCGTGACGGCTCACTTCTTCTTGAACTTGAGCATCGGTTCGTTCACCAACAGCATACCGACCACGGATTCGATCTTCGAGAGCGGTGTTGTAGGTTTGGGTTTGGTTTGCGAGGTTCGTATCCCACTGCTCACGAGCAAAGGCCATTTGTTCCTTCGCTAGTTTATGAGCTTGATAGGAGTTCCAAAGATTCCCCAGCATCTGAACACCACCAAGCACAAGGCCGATGTTGTTGGTATTCAGAGAACCATCACCATTCTTCCAGAAAGTCCCGGCACCAGAGGTAGCACCCGGAGTCGTAGGAGAAGCAACAGTTGCACTGGGAAGACCATTGGATCCAGTAGGAGCCGAAGCCAGAGTACCCATTTGAAGATTGTTCGCAGCAACACCAGTGGTCCCCAGTTGAGAACCATTGGTCGTTGCATCAGTGTAGTTTCCAAAGGACAGTGGTTGCATGTTAGTTCCTCGGCAATGTGGTTTGAACGGGGACAAAATCGTAGACCATGGCGTGGGTTAGCTCCACGATGTCGGATCCTGTCATTGTGGTTCGTCGGATAAACTCATCAGCAGTTTCAGGGATATACCCTTTCGTGCCTCGTCCATTGCCTCGCTTACCGTAGTCTGTAAGGAAAATCGGGTTGAAATTCAAATCGTTTCCACCAAGAGCATCAAGAAGCTCCTGAATTCGATCCATTTCTTCCTCGTAGGCTTCCCTATCAGCCTCCAGATCTTGCTGCATTTCTGCAATGTCCCCTTGTACCCAACCAGCATAACCATTGGCAATGGCATTCCCAAGGCCAAGAAGACCTTCAGCACTGAAGATATTGACCCCAGAGATTGCAGCACCCAGAGCGAAACCAGCGATAGCAGCAAACACAGCACCCCATTTCTCACCGAACAAAGCAGTCCCCACAATGCTCAGAAGCTGAGAGATGATCATGGACGCGATATAGTTGGCAACGACCCCTGCGACCAAGGCAGCCGTGCCTGTGAGACCCAAGGCAGCACCAACGGCAAGGTTTCCACCTAGTATGCCTCCTCCTGCGGCGAACGCTCCGGGGAACGCAACAACTGCGATCACAATGATGAGAATGACCAAGAGAATCTTGAAGATACCTCGCTGATACCAGCGTTGTTTGGTGATAGTATAGCTGTTGAACAGGATCCATGCGTTTGCAGTGGACATCTGAGTATAGTCCACAATCCCCATTTCACTCATGGTGGGGTAATGCAAAGGCACAATGAAACCAGATTCATCAGTATCTTCAAGAGCTTCCTTGGAAGTGATGACGACGGCTTTGCCTCCATAGATGTAGTTGTAATGGGTCAAACCCCAGATGGTCATCTTTCGGTACGCAGCAGTTGTTCCCACAGAGGGATCATCCACTGACACCTGCCAGTAGATCACCATCGAAGGAATGGAACGCTGGAAATTCTGAGTATATCCACCATCCCGATCATTATAGGTTTGACGTTCAGTCCATGTGAAATCAGCACCGACTGCGAATTCCAAATCGTTCTTTCCCGGAGCTTCCAATGCTCCAGTTTCAGAATCATAGGTTCCAGCGAACTGTTCCACAGTCACATCAATCCACTGCAACCGAATGTCGAAACCAAGAGTATCATCATTCAGACGAATGGTGTTCGTAGCCGGAGGTGTGATCTTCGGAAGAGTTGGTTTTGGTGGAAGGGTATCCCACAATTCATCATAGGTAGAACTGAGAGTCGATTCCCAATCATTGATAGCAGTCAGAGCAGCATCATAGGCATCAACTTGTGCCTGCATGTCAGCCATCACACCAGACGAACCAGCAACCTGAAACGTCGCCATCTGTTCGAAGAACTTGTAGATGTACTTCTTGCAGGCATTCTCCTTGGTGTTCAGAGAACAGCCCCACATCAGATAGGCATAGTCGATGTCGTCGATGGACTCATTGTCCTCAACCTTGTCCACCAGAGCAGCAAAGCTCTTGTTCTGGTAAGCCCGTCGATAGGCTTTCGACATCTCAGGATACAATCCGTTCCCATAGGGAGGACTGTTGATCAATTCAGGATCAGTTTCAGTGGCTGTGTTGTCCACGTTTGCGTAGATGTCATCAGTGATCGAGACGTTGTTGATCCGGATTGGCATGAACGGAAAGAACTCTTGGAACGACGAAGCATCCACTTCATCGACCAAAGCATCGAGAGTCGCATTCCCAGTCCCCACCTCATAGATGAAAACCTGTTCGTTCCCAACGACTTCACCGGAGTAAATCTCCTGTGTGTCATACTGGGTTGTCCAACTCGGAACCACCTGTTCTCCTGTGGTGGTTGCAGTTTCCGTGCGGATCACTCCTCCTCCCAGATCTGTCTCTGTGACCACCACATCAACATACCCGGTTCCAACCGTGTCAGTCCCGGTAAGATACCACCATTGGCGTTGCCCATGGACTTGAATCCCGGAAGAATCGA